ATAACAATTCTTATTTTGTTGTTTCGTTTTGTTAACACTAGCATAGAAACCAGAAGAGGAGGAGGAGGATAAGCTAGGGTGAATGCTGCGCATTCCTCTCTGCGCATTCCTCTCTGCGCATTCCTCTCTGCGCATTCCTCTTTCTGGTTTCGAGGTAGTGTCAAACGTAGGAGTCTACCAACGCTGTTGCCTTCTTCGGCATTGCGCCGGCCTTCTCTAAGGTTTGCCTGACTTGACTCCCGTTCTCCAGTTCACACAACGCGTGGAACGCTGTTTCTTTCGTTGTCATCTGTCCTTCGATGTCTTCGACTAGGAGCCCCAGCTCTAATAACGCGTTAACCATAGCTCCCGCATGGGCTAGCTTGGTGAACTCTGTTAGCTTTCGCGTTTTCACGTATTCCTTCGTCGCTATCCACACATTATCTCTAATTTCAATGACTTGGGCTTCTTTGGTTGTTTCGTTGGTATTCATGATGATTTTTGATTTGATTTTGTTTTGCGCGTTAGCGCTTCTTTGTCAGGACTAGGAATCGGCTATGAAATAGCAATTTGATTGCGGAAAGGGTTATTGGGATTGATTTGCGAGCTGCGAGCTGCGCTCGCTATTGAATTGCAATGCAAATGATTTGAAGTGGGTGCGTGCGTGGGCCACCCACCTAGGGCCATATATCTCTAGGGCGATTTTTATGCCGCAAGCATTGGCCCTACACCAAGCGACTAGTAGGGGGGGGGGGGTATACTGGAAAAAAAAAAAAATTTTATAAGTATATAGAACCGAGGTTAGTGGCTAGTGAGATTCTTTCTTAGTCTTGGCGCTTTGCGCTTAGGCGCGAATTTTTCGCCCCAGCGAGAGAGGAGGGGGAATGGGTGGCCCACGCACCCACCCACTCGAAGCTAAGAGGCTTAGGAATTATAATAGTATTGAAAGAAAGCATAGAACCACTCGTATTCATAGCCATACTCAAACCTTTGCGCTTCGGCTTTCTCCTGTCTAAACGCCTCCTCTTGCCACCAAGAGCAGGCGAACGCGTAGTTTTGGTCTCTGGTTTTCATCGGTCTTGAGGTGTCGAGGTGTAGGGATGGTCTATACCGCCTCCACACTGGACAACACTAGCGTTTGAATTGCATACCCGAAGTTATCCGTCGTCTCGCGAGCAAGCCGTCTTGCTTCAGCTTCGTTCTTGGCAACGACCTGGATGGTCATTGCCTCTTGGGTCTTCTCAACCCGGCTCTTGAATATGTAAATGTTAAACATGATACCCTTAGTCATCCGCTATGAAATAGCAACTAATTTGCACTGCGAATCCTCTAACTTCCTTAGTCCTCCCTCAACCTATTAGCTCTCCCTAACTTTCTTAATTTCTCCTGGTCTTCTTGGCTCCGCCTGCCCTTCTTAGGTCTACCTAAACTTCTTCACCTCACCCAACACTCTTAGCCTCCCCTTCTTCCAAAGGGGTACCCTTGCCCAGGAGGGGTGTGAGTATCACTTAGGTCCTCTCTCCGGCCGGTTTAGAATTCTAGAATCCTAAAAGTGAGAAAGAGAGCTTACGCTCCTAAGAGGGTGACCTCATAAGAGGCTTGAAAGCGCAAGCGCCTGTGGCGCAGCAAGATAAAAATATTCTCATTTTGCGACTGCAAAAACGAAAAAATATGCCATAAACGAAGGTATGGCAGAGAAAGAAAAAGAACGAGTACAGAAGCCTACTAGGCTTAGCGTAGGAATCAAACCACAACCAACAAGCCTTCGAGGACACGAGTTGAGTGATAGAGTAAAACAAATTATGAAGAAACTAGTTCTAACCTCTATTCCCTAATATGGACAACCTCGACCCTTCTAAGTTTGAAACCCCTTCAGGCATCGAATACATCACCGCTTCGGTGAAACCCCAGGCGAGGACGATGGTAGGCAACAAACAAATGTTTGACCAAAACGAGCTTCGCAACGCACCAGTTTCCCGAGAGATGTATGAAGAAGGCAAAGGGCTTTATAACGACAAGCCACCCAACTTCGCCATCGAGTCCGAAAGACCAGAACACCGAATGCTGGTCTACCTAAAAGCCCAAGGCCTCACCAACCAAGAATGCGCTGACCGCCTAGACTACTCCTACAACTGGGTTTGTCAAATTGTCCGCCAACCTTGGTTCCGCACCAAGTTCATCGAGGAAACTGAACTTGCAGGCAGAGACGCGGTGGACACCTTCTTGAAGGCGGAAGTGATGCCGAGTTTAGAGACGTTGGTCGCTATCCGTGACAGCGAAGGGGCCAAAGCCGCTACCCGTATAACCGCGGCGAACTCCCTCTTAGACCGCTTCTTAGGCAAACCCACTGTCCGAGTAGAAACCGAATCCACCGCCAAAGGTCTCGACGATGCGAGGGCCACTTGCGAAGACCTCGAACGCCAAGTCCAAGCACTACGTGCACAAAACGGACTAGCTGAATCTTCCCCTCCCCTTTCGTGAGGTTCATTTCGTGAACTCGACTCAAGAACAAAGATACGCGTTGTTACGTGAGAAGCAGTTGTTGACTCAACGGCTTACTATCAAACGCGATTTTGGTCTGGCTTTTTATGTCCCCCATCCAGGTCAGGACTCTTTCCATCGTGCGGGGACGCGCAAGCACAGAATGGTGAGAAGCGGCAATCGGTTTGGTAAGAGCACCATGGGCTGTGCGGAAGATCTGGCCTGGATGTTAGGTGAACGTCCGTGGTATCCTATCGCGGATGTAGCCCGCAGGGCCGGCATACCACAAAGACCCAACAAAGGTTTGGTTATTTGTGCAGACTGGGATAAGGTTCATGAGATATGGACTAATCAGGATGGGTTGGGGTCTTCGTTGGGAAAGATTTGGCAGCTGGCGCCAAGGGGGTATGTTAAGAAGACCAAACGTAATCACTCTGGTGCTATAGAACAAATCATCGGCGAAAACGGATCGATGTTGAGATTCGATACGGTTGAGTCGTTTAAGAAGAATCCTATGGGCTCGGAGTCGAGCGATTGGGATTTTATTCATGTTGACGAGCCCTGCCCAGAGCAGATGTTCAAAGCCAACGCTCGGGGACTTATTGACCGAGGAGGTTCGGATTGGTTTACACTTACTCCCCTTTCTGAGTTCTGGATTAACGATATGTTTTTTCCTCGTAAAGGAACAGAGAGCAAGTGGTCACCGGAGCAGCTGTGGGCGGCACAAGGAAACACCAGAGACAACCCCCACCTCACGAAAGAATCTATTGAAGAGTTTATAAAACTCTTAACCCCGGATGAACAGGAATGCCGCCTTGCGGGGATACCGTTGGAACTCTCGGGGTTGGTGTACAAGAACTTTTCTTATGATCGCCATGTTCTTGCAGGTGTTCCTCGGGGCTGGGAGTCTTATGACAAGCCCCCCAGAGACTACATCATCTACACCGCCATCGACCCACACCCCCAAACTCCCCATGCGGTTTTGTTTGTGGCGGTTAACCAACTAGGTCAACGGTTTATTTTTGACGAGCTTTGGGTTAAATGCTCGGCGGAAGAACTATCTAAGCTCGTGCAATGGAAGTTAGAAAGCTACTTCTTTTCTACTGTCAAATGTGATCCTATTGCGTGGATCAGTGATCCGGTGTCAGGTAGTTGCATCGCAGAAGAACTAGCCAAACACGGGCTTTATGTTGACCCCGCGTCGAAATCGAAGACTCATGGCATTTTAAAAATGCAAGGTGAGTGGAAGAAACCTAACATTTTTGTTTCTCCTTTGTGTCAGCAGTTCCTCTACGAAATCAATCGGTATTGTTATGACAAAGAAAACAAACCTATTGACCGCGATGACCATCTCATGGAGTGCATGTATCGAATTTTTATCAACGATCCTGTGTGGTTTGATCCTGACGCGGATACTGGTCCGGTTCGTGAGTTGGAAATTTCTGGTTCTAGTTTAGATCTACCCAAAATTCAAGACTTCTAATTATGGCTTTAACATCTACAGTAATGGTAAACAACTCAGCGATGACTGCTGGAGGCTCTCCCTTTCAACCTTCCGTCCTCGCACTTCAAGCAGCGACTAATGCTGTAGGCGTAACGGTTAAAGTGGTGGCCGCAGCCGCTCCCACCACACAAGCCGCGAAGCTTAACATGTATGTGTGCACCAGTCCTGAAAACTTGTCCGCTGCTGCGGCTCCCTTCGCCTTAGGCCGGTCCGCTAGTCTTTATGTCTGTGACCTTCCATTTTGCAAATCCGGTGCCATCATCATCATGCAATCAAACCCAATGGTCGTTAACGGTGGGTTTGTTTATTGTTGGTTCGACTGTCCATCCTACCTCGGCAACCTTACCGCTACTGCAGTCGAAACCACCGTCTAATGGCCTGGCTTATCAAATTCTTTCGACTACGGAAGATATTTCCTATCACCAGTATCCCATCTGGTGGTGGGGGTGGTGGAGGTGGGCCTTACCTCCTTCTTAACGATGGAGTGTCTAAACTTCTTCTCAATGATGGAACAAACCATTTGTTGTTGAACAACTAAAATGCCTGATTCAAAAGTAGACCCATTGACCCTGGCCAGTGCATTGACTGGTGTGGAGAATATTTATTGTTCACAGGGAGCAGCGGACCGAAGGTTAACCCCGAATTTGTTGGATGTGTATATCAGTGCCACGCTGAAAACCCTAACCAATAAAACTCTCGATGCCCCGTTTATTAACGATGCGGTGTTTGGTGGGAGTTGTATTTTTGGTGGTTCTCCGGTGTTTCCTGCCAACGTGGTGTTGGCTAGCAAAGCCGCTGGCTATGGGATGTTTAAAGCGACACAGAATAATTCAGCCACTGGACAAGCGATTACTCCGCTTACATGGACAAAGATTACAAACGCGGTTTTCAATGTTGAAATGGTGGATAGACAAGGGTGGTATGATGCAGCAAATGCAAAATACCAACCACAGGTTGCGGGATACTACTCTTTGAGTTCTTCGGTGGTGCTGGCTGGACTAGACGACCAAGCCCGCGCGGTGATGGGGATTGGAAAAAATGGAGCATCGCCTGGTGCTAGCCCAACGGCTGAGTGTATTTTGTGTGGTCGCGGTGCTGGCTCTGGAGTCAATATTGCAGGGTTTTCGGGAAGCGGGCATTTGTATTTCAACGGTTCTACCGACTACGCAGAGGTTTGGATTTTCCATGGAAGTGCAACAAACCAAAACATTCTTGTAACCTCGAATCAGTATAATGCTTTTTCAGGTGGGCTTTTCAACGCAGATTAAACATGAGTCTTTACGCGGCTACAGACACTTCAAACGTTTTTGTCCAGTGGGTGGACTATTCGGGCTCAACCGTTCCAACGGGTTACAAGCCCGCGACTATTGATTCATTTCCTGGGTTTGATCCAAACACACAAAAGGTGGTGGAAGGGACCCCGATTATTACAAATGGTACTGCCCGCAAAACCTGGAGTGTGGTACCATTATCCCAAAACGAATTGAATGATCTTGCGGATAGTGCAGAGCGTGCTGCCTTAGACCTTTTGAAAGCAGACCTCAAAAATGGTGTTGGCACCAACGCTGAACGCATAGCTCGCAATGAGAGGTTTAGTTTTCTACTTTTTCGAGCGTGTAAAAAAGCAAATATAATATAACATGCGATTACTACAAATAGAATGGCAAAGAGACGGAGGGTTCAGACCCGACCTATCGGTTATTTCACCTAATTGGAAAGCGGTAGACAAAGCTACTCCCGCTACCATCTCAGTCCTACCAAAACGCAGCGTTCATGCAACAGAGGTAGCGAAGAGGTTGGTGGGTGTGGGGTCTCCTGCTAGTCGTTGGCGAGGAGACATCCAGTTCCAAGAAGCTGGAAACTTCATAGGCCGTCCAGGATTACGAGTTAGTCTTTTGCCTATTTCTATTTGGTCCCCGGTTCAACCGGACTACGACATCGTGAACATGTCGTTTGGTATGACAGATCCTTTGTGGAGTAACAACGCAAACGCGAGATTAGACTACTTAATCGACAAATACGACATCCCTGTGGTCACTGGTCCTGGCGATGCTGGGATGCGAGATAGTGACGGAAACTACTACCTCTCCTATGCCAAGTGCGCTAATGTCTTCCGTGTTGGTTCCTCAAACGGTTCTATCGAATGGTCAGGATCTTTTGGTAGCATGGATTGTGTTACCCGCGAAGAGGTTTGGACCTCCTACGGAATCCCTCGGGTAGTGTCGGCGATGGTAGCCGTAATGTGTGAGTTTGAACGCAGGGGTAAAAAATGTGACCGTTATACCCTATTCTCTATCACCAAAGGCACCTGCGATCTGGAGTCTTGGATGGACAAAGTTCGGTTTGGTTACGGATATGTTAACCCCGCTCGTATGTTAGCACGGGCGCAGGAAATCCTAAACGGCGTGACCATCTCTACTCCTGTAGACGTTCTGACATGAAACCCCTCCTAGCCATCTTACTCCTATTTTGTTTGGTGGCTGGGTGTAGATTTCCAAGTGTAGTCGTTGGCCAAAAGACTGTTCCTCCTCCTGTCGAAAAAGCTCCAGCTTTACAGGAGGCTGAACGTCAAGCCGCAGACCTCATAGCTTCCACCATCGAAACCCCCGTCGAGCTTGTCCCCGTAGCGAAAGAGCTTAGCCAATCACTAGGTTACCCTAACTATCCCCTTTCTGTCTCCGACCTCCCAAAATCCGCAGACGCTGTTATCGCCTCCCTTCGTGCTGAGAACATCAAACTCCACAAGCAACTCGAAAAACAAAAGACCTTCCTCCGCAAATACGCAGGTAATAAAATCGAAGACACCGGCTGGGACATCACTGGGTGGTTAGGCGGCACAGGAGTCCTCGCCCTCGTTGCTGTGTTAATCTTTGTCCCTGGCGCTGTCACTGTGTTGATGTTAATCATCCGCCGACTCCGCACCACCCTCGTTCACGTCGCCACCTCGATGGAGCAATTTCGTGTTGAAGACCCCAAAGCCGCCTCGTCTCTTGAAGACTGGCAGGCTGAAAACATGGACAACACAAACAAAAAAGACATTCTTTGGGCTCAAAAACAAATTCCAATGTCAGCCCTAAAAACAGCACAAGATTATGTCTCACAAAATCCTAGTACTAAATAATGGTGCACTAAGTGTACTCATCTCCAACCTCAACTCCCCTGGATGGTGTAAAGATATCTATGACATTTATTGCAGTGGAAAACTTCTTTCACGCTTACCAGAACCTAGTTCTCGTGAGGGAGAGTTTCGTGTCTGGGCCAATAAAACCGACTGCGCCGCATTTGAAATCACGGACAAAGAACTCGAATGTTGCATCAAGTCTGTAAAATACGCAATAGAAAAAGCCACACCAAGTCCGTGGCTATGCGACCTACTCGATCAACTAGGCATTGCCCCCTGCCCATGAGTAAAGAAACAGTCTCCACTCCTTTTTTCGACCCAAAAAACCGCCGGGACCAAGTAACCTCAATCTTCTTTCGCTTGGACCAACAAGACGACGCGCTGTTAGAGCTGAAAGTTGACATGCAGACAATTAAAAAGGTAGTCTACGAAATTCGTCTACAATACAAAGTCCTTCTTTCTTTAGGTTCTATGCTTCTAATCATCGGCACCATCCTGGGTTGGCTTCTTTCCAACAAATATCTTATTATCCAACTCCCTCATTAGTTGAGTTCATTAACTGAATCCTACTTTCTATGTCCCCTGAATTGATTAAACTTCTTGCGCAAGAGCATCCAGGTAAAGAGCACGACGAGTTGTTGCAAAAGTGCAAAGACTTGGTCAAGCTTTCTAGGGACAGGATGACAACGTATTATCCTAAGTGGGATAAATATGACCGAGCATACCGCGCGGAGAAGGAAGCGGATCTTGAGGACAAAAAAGCAGCAGACAAAAAGGAACCGGTAAAGATGGCTTTGCCGTTGACCATGAGCCAAATCAACACGTTTGTGGCTTTTTGTTATCAGGTTTACACTCAACGCGCTACGTTTTTTGAACTTAGTGGTACGGGGGCCGAAGACATCGCGGCGGCAAAGATGGCAGAAAACGTGTTGGAGTATAACTTGGATTATAACAAGTTCAAGGGTGATAAACTCCAACAGTTTTTGCTTGATATTGGTAGGTTTGGACTAGGCATTTTTAAGCATTCCTGGCATGTGGATACGGTTAAATGCGAAAAACAAGTCCCCATGGCGCTACCCCCTATCCCTGGTATGCCGATGATGCAAGGGCCAATGACTACACAGTTGGTAGACGAGGTTAAGTATCAGGGGAATAAGATTGTCGTTACCAGCCCCTACCGTTTCTTCCCGGACCCGCGGTTACCCTTAACCCGGTTTCAAGAGGGTGAGTTCTGTGCGAGTGAGGATGAATACTCTGAATTCTCACTAAAGAAAATGGAAGCTAGAGGTATGATTGCGGGGTTAGAGTTTGTGAAACAACTAACTGCCGACAACATAGTCGAAACCGACAGGCGTGTTAGTTTCGCTGACTCCCTTAAGGATTCGGGGGTTATGTCCACGAACACTAAAAGGTTTTACATTTGCACCGAGGTCCAACTGGAGATGATTCCGGCGGAAACCAAGTTTAACGGCAAACCCATCGGGGAGTCGAAAGAACCCGAGAAGTTTTTAGTTTGGATTCTAAACGACTCCCGCATTGTGCGGTTCGAGCCTATGGGCTACCTCCACTCCGAGTTCACCTATGACGTTACCCAATACAACAACGACCAAATCCGATTTATCAACTTCGGTATGGCGGAGATACTAGAACAACTTCAAGATGTACAAAACTGGTTCATCAACTCTCGAATCACAAACGTTCGTCAAATCATTGGTAACAAACTTATCGTAGACCCTAAGGGTGTGGAAATGCAGGATCTACGTGATCGCAATCCTGTAATTCGTCTAAAACCCACCGTTCAAGGCTCGGGTGTTGAAAAATGGATCACCCAACTCCAACTCCAAGACGTTACCACCAACCACATCACCGACGCCAAGTTAATGGAGGATTTTGCTAAAACCGCCACCGGGGTGACCGAAAACATTTTGGGGCAATTTTCTAGCGGACGTAGGTCTGCAACGGAGAACCGTAATGTCAACAACTCAGCTGCTGCAAGATTACTTCTCACGGCCTACTCTATTTGGGAAGTTGCCCTGCTTCCTCTTGGTCGGCATATGTTGACTAACATTCGCGATGGCATGACCGTCGAACAACTCGTTCGTATCGTTGGCCAATCCAATGTTATGAATAACCAGCAGGCGGTGCCGCAGTTCATACTTGCTGACAAATCCCAACTCCTGGGTAACTACGACTTCCTCGTTTTCGACGGCACTCTGCCCTCCCAGCGCGGGGCCACTGCCCAAACCCTTCAAGAACTTCTAATCAACCTGTTACAAAAACCCGAGTTGACTTTTGTGCTAGGAATCGATCCTCGCCCACTTTTCAACGAAATCATGATACTCCGTGGAATCCGAAACATCGACCAATTTAGACTCACCCCACAGTCGGCTCAGGAACTTATCAGCCTGGCTGGACTTGCCCGAAACGCAACTGCAAATGTCGAAGCTCAAACTGGAAGCGGACCAGCTCCAGGAGGTGGTCAACAACCACGTCCCAAAGGATGATTACCAACTTTTGTTGCGCGAACAATCTATTGGTGAAATGCGCGGGCTTAGAGCACTTTCTAGGTCGGTGGGTTTCGAGATCGAAGACCTGAAAGAACAAGTAAAGATTCTAGACTCCTAGACCTCGCAACGCGGCCCGTCCTACTTTTCTCTCCCCAGCAACTCCGAATAGCCTCCGTCCGCGTTGGTAGTATGGCCAGGCGCGAAGCGCCTCCTGCGACTCTGCCTTGAGCCGGCCGCAGGCCGGATCGGTTCTAACCACTTTGATATCCTATTTGTCAGCCCATAAACACTAATGAAATCCTCATATAACCTCCGCACGATTCTTCGTGCCATCGAAGGCGAGAATTCGTCAGTTGGTAGTGGAAGTGATACTTCCGCCCCATCTACGTCCACGCCTGAAGAAGCTAATCCGTGGACATCACATAATACGGAAACACCATCAGTCGAGCCTACAGTCGAACCCGAGAAGAAAGTAGATACTTCTCCGACTACTCCTCCTGTAGTTACTCCTACGCCCAAGGCCCCAGTAACTCCTCCGGTTACTCCTACTACTCCTCCTCCCCCTGTTGCCGCGCCTACTCTCACCCCGGAACAAATTTCCGAGTTAGTCAGCCGCACCACCCAAAACGTAGTTGGAACCACAAGACCTTCTGCCCCCGTTGAACCCGCTTTCACTGACGCTGACTTCAACAAAACCTTCAACGTCCCTGTAACCGATGCTAGTGTTTTTGAAAGCATTGTAGGTTACAAACCCGATAACCCTTCCCAAGTTCAATCTCTCCACAACTGGGGACAAAACATCGTCCGTCAAGCCGTCACCATGGCGATGTTTCAAATTGAACAAACCAAACGTGAGGTCCAATCTCAAATGGAACCTGTCGCGCAAATGCACCGTCGCCAGACCGACGATCATTTGAAGGGTCAATTTTTCACTCAATATCCTCACCTTGGTGAGTTTAAAGAACTGGTCCAAGAAATCGTTTCTGGCGCAAAGCGTTCAGGAAACTCTTTCGACACCCCTGACCAGATGTTCAAATTTGTCGCAGACCGTGCACATGTTTTGCTAGGTAAAGCCGTGCAGCCAGGTCAACCTGGTACCCAACCGAATAGTTCAACTCCGCAACAGCCAGTAACTTCCACGCGTACAATGACCCCGACATCCGTCGGAGGGCAAGTTTCTGCATCAGTAGGGTCTGCGACCCGCATGAATGACGCGCAAGCTATATTTGGATAAGTTACTAATCTCAGATAAACAAATACTAAAATGGCCATTCTTGGCTTACTCAACTCGGAGTCGTTCTCTACGGAAAGATTCAAAAACATTCGTCGGAGTGTTTTTTACTTCTACCCAAACGGCGCGGCTCCTCTTACTGGTTTGATCTCGATGTTAAAGGAAGAGGTCACCAATGATCCAGAATATAAGTGGTATGAAAAGCGCCTCGCTGAACAGCGAACCACGGTTGCTTACATCAGTACCACAATCCCATGGTACGCCACAGGCATCACCATCGTCGCTGGCAAAATTACTGCTGCTACCATCGCCGCAGGTAATGTCACATTCACGGCTGATACTCAATACGCTGTTAAGGTCGCTACTGGACCTGAAAACGTATTTCGCATTGGTCACCTAATTCGTATCCGCGCACAAGTTACCGCTGGTGTTTACGAAGAGGTTATTGGTCGTGTAAACGCGATCAATACCAACGCTGACACTCCTGCAAACGTGCTTGGTTTTGTCGCTACCCGCACCGTTGCTTCCGCTGTTGACTATGACATTGGTGATCTTGGTGCTGAGGTTTTGGTAGTTGGTTCTGCCTTCGCTGAAGGTGGTTTGGACATTTCCTCCGACATCTACAACCTCCCAATCAATCCCTTCAACTACACTCAAATCTTCCGCTCTCCTTTCCAGTTGACTGGTACGGCGTTGAAAACGAGTGCAAAATTCGATGAGACTGGTCCCTACAAGGACAAGTCCAAAGAAGCTTCGATCAACCACATGATCGAGTTGGAAAAGAACTACATCTTTGGTGAACGCAATTTGTTCAACTCTGGTGGTTCTATCATCCGTACCATGGGCGGTATCCTCTGGTATCTCCGTCAATGGGAACTTGGTACCACCTACGGTAACACTGCAGCCACCACTGACGCTGACGACAACAAACGCATCATCACCAACACCTCTGGTTTGATGACGGACAAACAATACAACACTTGGTTGGAGCGTTTGTTCCGTGTTACCAACAACAAAACCAACGAAAAACTGGTTCTTTGTGGTTCTGGTTTCCTCAGTGTCATCAACCAGCTCTACCAAAGCAAGGCTTGTCTGACCGCAGATATGCCTTTGAATGTTACCTACGGAATGAATGTGGTCAAACACACCACTCCTTTCGGTACCATCTACTACAAGACCCATCCTTTGATGAGTCAAAATGCTGCTCTTCGCAACAACGCATTGTTTTTGGATATCCAAAACTTCGTCTATCGCTTCCTCGATGGACGCGACACCGCGCTCCTCAAGAACCGTCAAGCGAACGACGCAGATTACCGCAAAGATGAATGGCTGACAGAAGCTGGGTTGGAAGTTCGATTCCCGGAATCTCACATGTACATTCAAAACGTCCTAGACTTCGCCTAACTCTATGGCAGCAATTACTTCAGCAAATGTTGTAGTCGTAAAAAGTTGGGAAGACGGTGATCGTAGCTCGAAATGGACCTCCTCAGTTCGCAGACTCAAGATTACCCTAGCCGCCCAGGGTGCCACTATCGGTGACATCCCTGCTGCTGCGTTAGGATTTCGTGAAATCTACGATGCTTACGCAGCTACTCTTATGGTGGCTAACGTGCCAAAAGGCGTGATTGTTTGTGTGGACCTTCTGGGCACCGAACTCGTCACCGTTGACATCAACCAAGCAACCGACGCTACTCGTGGCGATCGTGCAAATGTTACTGGCGTATTATTCGTGACCGTTCGTGGTCGCGCAACCTAAACAAAAGAAAAACAATGGAACGTGATACAAATCTTCGTGACATGGTAATTACCACTGAAACTGGTAAAGACGTCCGTGACACCAAAATGCTCTCGGGTCAGGCTTCTGACTCTTTGTCCGGCAAAAATGAACTCAAGCAATATGACACCGCGGGTGGTTGCAAGGGTCCATATGGTGGTCTACCTTCTGGTAAGTAATAGCCTTAGCTAACACTTAACCATACAGCAAACTAGCTAGTAGGGTTCATTATCTGAACTCTACTAGCTTTTTCCCTTTCTCATGAATGTTGATAATTTTAAGCTTTTGGTTTCTGGTTTTATGAATCGAGATGCCGGTTCGTTTATACTAAACAGTATAGACTGTTTACTCGAATCTATAAACATGGCGAAGCTTACTGCCCAGAGAGACCAAGACTTCAACGTCATGAAAGGTAGGGCTTTTTTAGTAACCAATGCTGACGGTGCAGATTTTACCACCGCAGCCACAGTTACCCCTGGGGGTATTGCGGTAAAAGTAAAACGCGTTCGTAATGCTTTCACATATTCTACTACTGGCGGTGTGTATACTCGGACCGCTAAGTTTCGCTGGACTACTCCTGAGTCTTATGAGAAGGACCAACTACCTTCAGTTGCTACGACGTCCAGTGTTTACTCTCCGATTACTCAGCAATTCATCTACGTGGATGGGAGTAAATTATTCCTTACCGCAACTGCTGCTTCGACAAGCTTATATTTGTCTAGTTACAATTTTCTGCCTGACTATGTTAATGGTGGTGCTGAAGACTTTTTCTTAGACAAAGGACGAGATTGGATGATGTTGAAAACTATGCAGTTGTTAAATTTCTACCTCAAAGAAGACCAAAGAGTGGCGATTTCTAACTCCGCGGTGGCAGCTGCGTGGGATTCACTTTTACGTTATGATAACGGATTAAGTAACTTTGATGGTGCCAATGGCCTCGACTAAAGAACAACAATTTCGTGTACCCACGGGTGGGATTGATCGCTCTCAGCAGTCCTTTTTACTGGACCCTGGGAGTTTTCAGGTTTTACTTAATTTGCGTCCTGATGGAGGACAACTAAACCAAACTCCGCTAATTTATCCACTATTTTCTAATTTCACTACTTATAATTCTGTGGCCTCCGGGACAGTACGTGCGTTAAAACTCTTATTAAACATCGGTGCGCAACTTCGTTATTTCTCACTTGACGAATCGCATGGCCGGTTCTTAGATCCGTCTACTGGTACGCAAGTACAAGTCCCTTTCGTTCTCCAGACCGCTGTTCCTAATCGTTCTGATATCACGGGCCAATGCCTTCTTTATGGTATTTCTACTTTAGGGTTTTTAGTCCTAAACACTTCTGTAGATATTCAAATCGTAGACTCCACCCACTTCAAATACCAACAAAGTGGGGGAGGATATAGTGCAAGTCTACTCATCGGTCCTGCGGTGGCCTTGGGTGTAACTGGAATGTATGCTAGTTTTCTCGCAACCTCGGGGTACACAGCCGGAGATACCTGGACTTGGACACGAACTCTAACCCCTTATCAAGGTGTTTATCCTTCATTTCAAGTTCAAACCGCCTTCTCTCGAAGAGATTGTTATTTTGCTGGTTATGACAGGCATGTTTTACGTTTACGTGATAATATGCTTACCTCAGTAGGTTATAAACGTATTTATGGTAAATATGTTGGTGTTTTTTACAACCACCTTGTGGTTGCTCATTTTGCTGAGGGCACTTATAGCGCGGTTACTGGAGTAGCAGACACCTACGACCAAACCACCACTCCCTGGCACGTGGGATGGTCAGACCTAAACAATCCTGACGAATTTTGGGCTACTGACATCAACGAAGCTGATACTTATGATGTAACTTCTGAGAGTTTAAGTAACGCTGCTGCGCTTGGGGTTACTGGAATGGCCGGACTTAATAACCAAAACTATATCTACCTCTCTGACGAGATTTGGGTGATGAATTACGTAGGTTTACCCAACGTAATGCAATTAGAGAGTTTGAATTTGAAGGTTGGTAGTTTGTTTCAGGGTGGTGTGGTTGCCACACCCACAGGTCACTATTTCATTTCTCGTGATAACATTTGTTTCTTTAATGGTCAACAAGTACAAGCCATAGGGAATAAAGTCGCTGCTGTGTTTTTTACTGACGTTGCTCCAGAAGGAGACTCAAAACGCCAATACTTGTTTGGTACTTATGACCGCGAAAAACAGGAAGTTCTTTGGACGTATTGGAAGCTTCAAAACACCGGAGTTTACCAATGTCGTCAACTAGTTTATATTATTAGTAAAGGCGATTTCTTTTTTCGTAACCTTCCTTCTACACAATCTGGTTCTCACGAAATTCGAGCCATCGAGCGCAAATACTCCCAGTGGCAACAGCTTACCTATGGTGGTACTGCTCAACTTCTTAGTGATGCTGTGGGTAGTGTAGAAGATACTCAACTTTACAACGCTCCTTTTGGGGTGTTAACAAGGCTTTTAAGCCCAGCGGACTATACCTCCGCGAACCCTGGTACCGCAATCAAGGATGCTGTAGATGCCGCGGGAACACAAACCTACACAGAACCAACAATCATGACACAGGACTTTGTTTATGACGATGCTGTGTTGGTGAAGGAGTTAGATGGTTTATACCTCGATGCTGACTGGATTGGGTGCGATGGGATACAAGTTTTAATCAACAACAGAAACTCAATCTTTGGCTCGGCTATAGTTTTTAACTATCTTGCACGTTTCTGGAACCAAACCTTACCCGAAAGCGCTTTGAGTCTACCCAGAGTTTCAGGCAAGGTTTTTAGGTATATTTTCATCTTTCGTGGTACCCAGGTTGTCGGAGCTATCCTTCGTGCTTGGGGAGAGTTGGTTTATGGTAAGAAAAAGGATATTCAAAAATGACCACTGAACAACAGCCATTTATTGCTATACCCCTTCCGCGGGATTTATCTATTGGTACTATCACTGATCTTGCTAGGTCAGCGAATAATAGGTTTTTGACCATCAATAAACAGTTACAAAGACTAACTGATGGGGCTTATCTCAAGAATGGTTTCGTTCCTGACCTTGGTGGTACCATTCCTGATGGAAGCATCACCACTGCAAAACTCGCTGACGGCGCGGTGGTAGGATCGAAGATTTTAGACGGAATTATTACCGAGTTAAAAATCGCTGACGCGGCGGTAACTGCTGCGAAGGTGGCTGCAAACGCGATCACAGCAGTTAAGATTATCGATGGCGCGGTGATCACTGCCAAACTTGCCGACGCAGGTATTACATCTGTCAAAATTGCAGACTTGGCAATTACCACTCTTAAAATTGACAACAACGCGGTAACCACTACCCAAATCGCAAACGACGCAATCTCGACTCCTAAGTTGCAAGCCAATTCTGTGGTGGCGGGAAAAGTAGCAGCGGATACTATTGGAACAAACGAACTAATTGCTTTATCTATCACTTCGGGCAAACTTCAAGCAAATTCTGTAATTGCTGGTAAGGTTGCAGCGAATACTATTGGTACAGCTGAGTTGATTGCTTTGTCTATTACTGCTGCAAAAATCGCTGTTGGCACAATTACAGCAAACGAGATCGCTGGTAACACTATTACAGCAGCAAAAATCGCTGCGCTTACTATCACTGGCGCTGAGATTGCAGCTGGCACTATTTCAGCAGGAAAGCTTGTGGCTAACACGATTACGGCGGCACAAATTGCCGCTTTGACCATTACAGGTAACGAAATTGCAGCCAACGCAATCACAGCATCGAAGATTTTAGCTGGTACTATCACCGCAAATGAAATTGCTGGTGGCACCATCACCACAGCGAAGCTAAACTTCACGCCTGTCCAAAACACAAACGTGGTAGCCTCTATTAACGCTAGTGCAGAAGGCATTCAAATCTCGGGTGCTCGCATTTCCATCAGCGGTAGCACTACCTTTTCTGCTGGTTATGACCCCACTGGAAAAATTACCTCAGGTGGTGCTGCTGCTGATGTTAATGCAAACGCAACGACAATTAGTGGAGGTAAAATTACTGCGAACTCCATCACTGCCGCGCAAATCACCGCAGGTACTATCACCACCTCGTTATTAAATTTCACACCTGTTCAAAACACTAACGTTATTGCTTCTATTAACGCGAGTGGTGAGGGTATTCAAATCACAGGTTCTAGAATTGCCATCAACGGATCGACTACTTTTTCTGCTGGCTACGATCCTACAGGTAAAATCCCTGTTGGTGGCGCAACCGCGGATGTCAATGCGTATGGAACCACCATTGATGGTAGTCGGATTACTACAGGTACCATAACCGCCACACAAATAAGTGTTTCTTCGCTTTCAGCACTAACCGCGAATCTGGGTTCTGTTACTGCTGGTACTATTGATATTGGTTCCTCCGGTAATCGTGTACAACTTAACAGTACTGGTATAAAAGTTGGACAAATCACAATCGACGGAACAGGTACTCAGAACACTATCTATTTTAGCTACTCTTATCCTGTGACTATTACCGGTGGCGCTGCGGCTGCGTCGATTATTATTGGTCCTGCTGGTTCCGAAAGCACCTGGAACGATGCTTCAGGGCTTAACCTAGCTTCTGGGTGTGTTTTTAAAATTGGCGGTACTCAGGTAGTACGAAATCGTTCTAGCACCGTAGTTAACTCCGTTTCCCCAACAAGTAACTGGACTTCAGACCAGGGCCCTGTTACCAGCTCCATCAACAACATTCGAACTGTGTTGCTCTACCACGGTTTGTGCTAACATGATTACTTGCCATCGAGTCACCAAAGCCACTGAAGTTCTTCTTTTGTGGCCATTTTTTCTAGAAGGTTTTCAGTCTTTCTATAAAAAACATGGCGAGTTTTATGACATGGACGAGTTGCTGAAAAGCACTTGTGCACTTGCCGCAGACCCCATAAAAGGCTTCGTCGCCACAGTATCCTCTGGTTCTACTTTGGAGGGTTTTGGTATTATGGAGGATGTGAGTCCAATTTTTTCCACCGAACACACCTTTTTTTGTCGTGCTTTCTGGCATCAGTTTGGTAACCTGGTCGCAACCACTCAGTTGATGGATTTTTTTGAGCAATGGGCACGAGAACATGGAGTGTCCTCCTACACAGTTACCACCAAACGCAACACCGGTGCCGCAATTCGTTGTTTTCAATCAGAAAAGTATGGCTTTCGTAAACATTACATAACATTCGTTAAATACCTCCAATGACACAAGCAGAATTAATCTCTCTTTACAAATCCAATGGTGGAAAACTTTCAGGTAAGCCTGAAGAAAACGACGCGTTTAATAAGTGGGCGGACGGATTAGCCCAAACCCAGGGGGTGGATAATTGGGATAAAGTCCAAAACCCCTCTACCTACCGCCCACCCACCTCGGAGAATCCTTATTCTCCTTCAGGTACAAACCAACCAACTTCGCCACTAAACTCAGCGATCGATAACGCTTTGTATACTGGTGCTGTGGCTTCTGGTACAGGAGGCAATACTCGCCAAGTCCAAGGAGGTAATCAAACAGGAACTTTTGATTCTTCAGGCACGCAAGCCCAAACCTCGAATACTGGTCAGGTTTCCTCTGGTTCAAACACAATGAACCAGGCTACTACGGGAACACAAACTCAAGCAGGTGAAAGTCAGGGTTTAACCGCGCAGACTGGTAAATCAACCACGGGAGTGGTAGACACCTTAGGTTTTGGTGACTTACTAAAAGGCCAAGCAGGTGCAGCTACTACCAACGACACAACTCGCAACGCTTACCTCTCTGATTTGGTCAATACTGGTGGTTCTAATTTCAACGACCAAGTAGCCGCAGCAACTAACCAAGCTATGAGCGGACCGGGGATGCAAGGTGTAGGCCAAGCCGCACAAGGACGAGCGGTGGGTAGTGCAGTATCGCAGGTAGCCAGAAACAACCAGGGCGAAAGATTAGCAGCCTCGAATCAACTCGCGGGGCCGACGGCAACCACCAACCTCGCGGGTGCTGGTAATGCATATCTTGGTCAAACTAACGATACCTCCAACATTGGCACCAACCTAGGCAAAACCTCTACCACAGGTACTACTGCTTCAAACACCACTGGTTCTGCCACCAACGAAGCAGCGATGTCAGGATTTTCGGACCTACTAAACAATCAATCCAGTACTGGCACTTCTAACGCTAGCAACCGTCAAGTCGCTTATGGCGACGCTCCAGAACAAAAAACATCTGGGGGTGGTGGAAGCGTGGTTTGCACTGCTTTAGGCGAACGTGGGCTTCTACCTCGTTGGATGTTGGAAGCGGAGCTGGTGCATGTGCAAAATAACCCTGAAAAATTCAAAACCGCCGCAAAAGGATACTATTCCTACGGAGTACGTTTGGCAAAAATGGTTCGAAAATCCAAACTTATCGCTTATCTCTGTCTCCCGTTTGCCAAAGGCTGTGCATACGAAGCTGCGAGACAAGACGCGAGTCGAAACCTGCCATTTTTCCTCGGTCCTGCTTTGTGTTATTACACCTTCTTCCTCTCCAACTTTTTTATCGGGCTTTTCATTCCTGGTGAACCGGTTGTCAAGGATGCCGAAATTCGTCAAATGCTTCAAAACGCTCACCTAGAACTCAACTTCTCCTAACATGCTTTGGTTTTTACCTCTTATGATGGCTGCTGGGGGTGGCGCTGCTGGTGCCAAACACGCTAGCGATCGGGGAGAAAATCCTTGGTCTGGAGCACTAAAAGGTGCTGCGCTAGGTGCGGCGTTGGGCTTTGGTGGTGCCGCGTTGACGGGTGCTGGGGGAAGTGCTAGTTCTGTTGCAGGGGCAAACGCTGCTGCGGGAACTGGGGCCGCAGGCACTGCTGGCGCTGTTGGCGAAGGTGCCGTAGGCGCGGGGACCACCGCTAGCCTAGGTGCTGGAGGTGCGGTTGCGCCAGCTGCGGGGGGTCAAGCGTTTATGGGTGACCTTATAAAACAAGGCGCTATTCAAGGCACTCTCGCAGGAGGAAAAGCTATGTTAACCCCTCAACAGCAACAGACTACCTACGGCACTTTACCTCAGTTTTCTCAACCTCAACCAATGTATTGGGGATAATATGTTACCACAACAAAACAGCGCGGGAGGAATGGCAGTAGCCGCAAACCCCGCCGCACAAGAAGCAATGAACTCTTGGTTAGCGGGAATGTCAGGAAAGCAAAAACCGCTAATTCAGGACAAACAAACCGACCAAGTCCAAAAGAAAGGTCGGGCTTTAACATTCAAGGAACTCGCACATGACCTTACAGGTATCAGTACTCTCGGTCTTGCTGGTCGTCGTGATGGCCAGTCATGGGGTGAGGCAATCAAAGATGACTCCGGCGTTGATCAAACCCAGCGCGCGTTTGGAGGATCAACCGTCTCAACCCGTAAACCTATGGCTATGCAAAACCAAGCACCTCAACTTTACTGGGGTCAACTACTGGGCCAACAGCAACAAGGAGCAATGTAACATGGAACTTCAACAAGCCTCTTTAGGTTCATCACCATCAATTAATCTTGGTGGTTTTATTCCCGCCGCGCAACGCAGACCTTCGGTGCTAGAACAAGCCCTAGCAGGGTTTATTTCTGGCGTGGCTGGCAGCGTAGCCAACAAGGGCACCGACGCGCTTTTGACTCGTGATGTTTCTGGTCGCGCTGCGGCTGACACAGAACTTCAATCCGCAGGTATGGCTCCTGAAAAACGTCAAGGCGCCATGGGTAGAATGTTTACTCCCATGAGCGAGGAACAATTCCAGCGTGCAAAAGCAATAGCCGAGGACAAAAATTATCATAATAAAGTTGTTGGTCTAGACGAGAAGCGTCTAGGCAACGAGGTTACGCGCACTGCTGATGCTCGTGAGTCGGACAAACAAAGAATGTCCCTTGCGTCACAAGAAGCCCAAGACAAGCGTAATCAATACCACAACGATGCTACTCTTCGTGCAAGTCAAGCCGATAAAGAAAACGCACGAGGGGATAGAGTGGTTAAGGTATCAGAACTTGCTCAGGACACTAACGCCAAAGAAGCTCAAAATCGTGCTGTGGTGAACGAGTCCACCGCACGACACAACAACGCTGCGGCTTCACAGGTTGAAAACATGAACCGTGATGCTACATCTCGTAGAAAGCAAGCGATTGTGAGTGAGGTTAAAAAGGAGTTTCCTGGGAACGAATCTGCCTCGTTTGTCCTGGACTCTTTGGGCTCTAAACTCGACTATACCACGGACGAGAAATTCCGCAGTGATCTGAGGTCATCTCTTCAAAACGTGGCAAAGGGTGAGACTGGCGAAGGGATCGCTGGTGCAGCAAAACTTGAAAAGCGTAGAACCGCTGGCGGTGCCTGGGGTGATGCTTTGAAGTCTTTTATTGATTCTGGTAATGCCAACCCAATGGCTAGTCAAAGAATGCCCTAATGCCTGATTACAACACAATTCGAGACGAGTACCTGGCTTGGAAAAGTGCAGATCGTAATCGTGAACCTGTTTCGTTTTCTCGCTATGCGCAGTTAAAGGATATTGCAGAAGGTGGAAACCAACGAGCGGTAGCCTATAACGATAGTATTCTTCAACAAGCCAACGCGGGAATCGACAGATTCCTTCGTCCAGTCAGCAACTTCACCGCAGACGCAATAGGTCAACCAATTGACCAGGCTGTTAGTAGCCTCATTCCTTCGTACAAAGGTGAGGCAGCTAGCGAAGCATTGCGTGCGGCGCCGAGATTCGCTGCTGAAACCGCAGCGTATTTTACTGGGGCTGGTGAAGCTTCAGGAGCAGCAAGACTTTTACCCTTCTTGTCCAAGGCTGCAGGACCAATATCTCGTTTTGTTTCTGGGGCTGGACTAGCGTCTAGTGCTTTAAAAGGTGCCGCAGAAAATCCAGACCACCCAGTAATTGGTGGTCTTGCTAGCGCAGCCACACTTCCTGTAGGTGGTGCTGGTTCCGAGTTGGGCGAACGCGCTGCGGCGGGATTGGTGACTCGGAATCTTTCTCGCGCAGCAGAGTCCTCAGCAGCGACAGGAGCTAAACTCGCACCAGAAACATTTGTCAACGGTGCACGAGATCATTTGGCTGCGTTTATTGGTTCTAACATAGGTGCTGCTGGGGCAATGACTGGGGTGCAGGAAGCACAAAGCCTAGCCACAGGACAGGGGATTTTTGATCCGTTTACTACAGAAAATGTAGTTGGTCAGGCTGCAGGACTAGTGCCATTTCTGCCTAAGACCATTCACGACGCCGCCACCCTTCCAAGTTCCTTCCACGCTTCACAAGAGCGAGCGAAGATTTTGCAGAAGTACCAAAACAATCTTGCTGAACGTGACAAAACCGCAGGAGCACTTAGTGTCGCGGATGCGTCCATGCCCGAAAGTGCCAATAGCGAAGCAGTTCTTTCTGCAACCGCAAATGAGGCAGAACTACGTCACAACGCAGAGTTGGTTAACAAGTTACCCGCTCGGGCTTTAGAAGATGTAGGATTGTCGGAAGTAGCGACTAGCAAGTTGATGCAGACGTTACCTAAGGACGAAGCGAAGGAGTTTGTAACAGCAATTAAACCCTCTAAAGACCAACGGGAAGCAGTTAATGCTATTAGACAAGAAGGTGCTACTGCTTACCAAAGAGAATTAGACAAACTCACAAAAGAAGAAATGGCTAACGCTTTTTCTAAACCCGACTCTTCTCAAGGGCCAGTAGAATTTGACCCCGCTATCGCCGAGGCTTTGTCCAAAGCCAACGCTAAGGGTTTAACCGACGTGGCTGCGCTGACCAAATTCACTCACGACGTCAACGAGACTTTATCCGCTCGTTACCGCGACGAATTAAAACAAATCCACGCCCAAAACTCCGAGGGCGCAGATTTCTTCGCCGATGAGAACCGTCCAGGCCGTGAGCAGCAAGCACCAAAAATGCTAAACCCCGAGGTTGTAAAATCCCTTCAAACCGAAGGACGGGTACCTCAGATCACGCCAGAATGGTATTCTGACCACCTCAAATTCTTCATCGAAAGATCACCAACAGGAAGCGTTGATGAGGCTTACCAACACACAGTCCAAAAAGCGGCCAACTTAATGTTGGATCTCTCTGAGGTTGCCAAGAAACAAAAAGCTTTAGAACTCCAGCAAACTCTCCCCACCAAACCCACACAAGAACAACTAGACGTTGAGCACTATAACCGTGTAAAAAGACTACCTACCGAACTTCAAACCTGGTTAACCCAACAAGAAACTGCAGACCGCGCAATCACCAAAACCAAAGGTGATAAAGAGCAATCGGGGTGGAAGTCTAGACGTGAACTAGTTAAACAAGCAATTGACAACCTCGATCCCTCCACAGGTCAAACCACCATAACCATCCAAGTTGGTGGTAAAGGCAAGGCTAATGCCAAAAAACTAGTAATGCCTTTAGAGGACGCAGTAAAATACACCACCAAAAACCGTCTTCTCTCAGGTCAAGGTAGCACAAAAGAAGTCAGCCTTGACGCGTTACAAGAAAAAGGGCTTCAAGCCGCTCGTACCGTCGCAGAATCTCAAATCCCTTCTGACTTCGAAGATGTTAAAACCAAACTAGTCACCAACCCAGACGAAGTTGGTAACATGGGTTTACCGTCTTTAGACGTTGAAACCCCAGACCTCGGATCTAAGTTGAGTTCATTAGCTGAACCCAACCAGCAATCGGGGATGTTGAGTCGGGTGCGCGAGGTTTATCAAAGTTTATTTGACCCGGCACAGGAAAGACAAACCTGGGGTGCGTTTCGTAGTATTTTTGCCGACGATAAAGGTGGGATAAGAAAAGAACCACGCAAGCGGGCGCTTTTTGTGTCCGCAGTGGAGGCGAAACTTCGTGGGAAGGGGTCTGAAGCTGCGGTTGAGTTCACCAAGAAATATCTACAAAAAGACACTATCACCAATCAAGATAAACAAGACGCTTTTCGAGGATATTGGGGACTTAATAATGATAAGTGGTTAGCGACACAGAAGAAAATTGGTGAACTCGCTGGCATTGATCCATCGAATGTGGATTTGATGACGCAATTACACTATGATCCGATTACCCATGATGTTAGAATTCGTGGTGGGAATATGGATAATGTGACCATGGGGTTGAAAGAACTCGCGGTTTCGCATTTTCGTCAACTTGGGTATGGGCCTGAGTTGGTTGAACACTTCTCCTCTATGATGGAGAGAATGGGTAAAGTGTTTAAAGATGTTAGTGATAAAACGGGGATTTCGGATATCAAAATACTCGATCCGTTGACGGGTGAACAGGTGATACAACAAATCTCCGAGCAATTGGTGGTTATGGGATTGCACGGGAATTATTATATCGATTCCGCGGGACAGAAACAACAGAATCCGTTTATTGGGTTAGCCACTAAACATATCGCTAAAGACTCAAAACTTCAACCCGTGGTTGATTGGTTGTTTAGCACTTCGATTGCCCATGAACTTGTGCATGGTGTGGAAAAACAAGCCGCGCAGGACCTGAAAAGTGCTGATCCTGGGATTCGTCAACGAGCAGAGGCTTATATCAATATGTATAACCTCGCATCTACCCTCTCGCGTGAAGACAGATACGCTATGCTTCGCAACGTCATGGATGTTTCGGTCCCCACGTCTTTAACTCGCGATGAATCCACTCGCCGCATCGTGCCTGAAATCGCTGGCTATATCAAACACGGAGCGAGTTCTGAAAGCGAGTTTGTGGCCACCTACGCCCAGATGTATATTGGGGGTCTGGTTTCTGGCGGTAAAAAACTCGATGCTTCAAAACTCCGTGAGGTGTTGGCTTGGGAACACAACGACGTGCAAGACTTTTTGCGTGGGCTGTTCCGCGATGTGAGTGATTTCCAGGAAGGGTTTGCTAAGATGACACAAAATCCAATGCAAACCGCAACAGACCTAAAAACCTTGATGACAAGTTACAACGCGCCGTTGGTTGCGGCTTCGTATGGACCAGTACACGATGCGATGAGGTTACTGGCTAAACCCGATGTTAGGGTTTTGCAAGCTAAGGAGTCGTTAGCCAAACTTACCACCAATCTCGAACCCGGTGCAGGACCTAGTCTAATGGCCTCTCAAGACAGAACCAAACTAACCAAAGGCGATTTGAGTTCTGAGGAATTTGCACCAAATAACGAAGCTGTAGACCTAGCGTTTCAACACGTGCTGGGTAAGAAACCCGGTGAACTCAATGTCTGGGACAGATGGTTCAGTCCGTTTGTGCTGGCTGCTGGTAGAGTGGGCACTGCGATAGCACATGATAGCGCCAACCTCCTGATGAGTAACTCATCCAGGCGCAGGCAGTTAGTTGATAATATCCTGGCCCCGTTTTTGACCAGAAATAGTAGGGACAAACTAACTCTTGATCCCAATCACCCAGTGCAACAAATCCGTGAGGGTAAAAACCCACGAGCAAGGGAGGTGGTTAATAGACTTGCTAAAAACCTTCAGGATCTGGGTGAAGCTGGTAAACTAAAACAAACTACCATAGATCCTGCGCAGCAAGATAATGTCTATGAACAACTGTTGCAGCACCCAGACGTAGCGAAGGAGACTGAGAGGGAATTAAAACGGTTAAGACCTTCTGATCGCACGGTGGTAATCGGCGTGTTAAACAGTATGCTCCAATCCTACGGCTATGCTGGTGCAACTCTGCTTAAAGCCCAACACGAATTCACATCGAATAAGTTGGGTCGTATTTTACAGTCTATACAACCCATGCCGTACGACGAGGCCATGTCTCGTGGCAAAGGTTTGTTAATGGGTCTACCCGAAGCGTTGGTAGGAATAGACCCAAAGCGGTCGGAATATTTACTCTCCCTCGCCGCTGAACTCAAGACCCCGCTGGAGGCGCTGCAGCAAGACATCGCCGGGCGTCCATGGTTTATGTCCGAACAGCGCCCAGGGACTTGGATGGTTGATAGTGTCAATCGAGACGGTACACGGGAGGTCGACGGCGCTGAGTCTAAGGCGCACGCTGAACTTCTCCAACGCCGCCTGGAGAAAGAGGGAAATCATAGTTTCCAAATCTTTGACAAGTCTGAACGTTTTGGAGATGTCGCAGCCAGTGTGCCTATGGATCTCGTCGAGCGCTATACTCAAATGGAGCAGGCTGCCACAGACCGAGCAATTGAGCGTATTCGTGCGCTTGTCGGGGACAATGTAGCCTCTGTTCTCGCCGCCGAGTTTAAGCCAGCTATTGATGTGCAAAAGCAGGCGCTCGTGGCAGGCATCGGCGGTAAACTCCAACACCGCAAATTGGTTGGTGGTCGTGAGAGATTGGACTATCTGGATGTTTTGGAGCACTATGCTCATAGTTTGGGTACCTCGGTTGCGAATAGGCAAACGAAGGTGGGAGTGAGGTTAATGCAAAATGACCCGAGGATGAAGGATATTCCTGAGTTTAGTCAGATGCTGGACACCAACACCCAACACGTGTTGACCCCGCAAAGCGAGTTGTATGGTAAACTAAAAACCACCCTAACCGCGTATTGGTTGGGTGGTAATATCTCTTCCGCTATCGTTGAACCTACTCAAAGCTTCCTAACCTTGGTGCCTCACTTAGTGCGCCAAGGCGACAGTGTCATGAAAGCTTATGGAAGGTTGGCTGGTGGACTGAAAACTGCCGTAAAGCTGCTATCCGGTTCTGAATTATCTGCTCGTGCAGATTCAGCAAGTCGAGTACTTGACAAAGCATCGCTTCCATACGAAGACCAACTTGCATATTATTTTCGTAAGTTTCGGGATGAGAGTCCAGAACAGAATCCGTATAGCGATAACACACTTTCAGGCGATCATCAAGCTGTATTAAGAGCTCGGTCAGGGCAAGATTTTGACACAAATCTGCCTTTAAAGACTCTTGCTTTGAACGGACTTTACCAAGTAGCGAGCAAAGGGTTGAGTCTTTATTCAGTTGCAAGTCGGCTAAATTCACGGGCTGCTTTTGTTGCTGGATTTGAGAAAGCATACTCGGTTGGTTTAAGTGGTCAAAAGGCATTTGATTACGCACGTAATGTGGTTTATAGTACTATGTTTGGTGGAGGAAAAGCTAACGCTAGTCAAGTGCTGTCAAAAGATACCGGCTTCATGAAACCTGTGTTAGGGATAGCTAGTACCTTGCAAAATTATAGTCTTTCGATGACTACCCTGATGGCTAACTACGCCCGAGAAGGGTTTATGAGTAACAAATCTCTCAACCCCATCGAGCGCAAACAAGCCCTAAAAGCCTTCGGCGTCATGGCTACTACCCAATTCGCTCTCGCTGGTGCTCTCGGGTTCCCTCTCGTGGCCGCTAGTCTCGCAGCGTTTGAGAAAATCACAGGCCTTCAAGCGAATGCAGCCGTCAGGCAGGGCTTGGCAAAGTTGGGCGGGGACGACGAAGAACTCGGGGCCACGATAAGCGACCTCATACTCAATGGTGCCGCCAACCAAATCCTTGGTGTTGATGTAAGCGGCCGCACGGGATTGAGTAACATACTTGGAACCAGTCCATATAACGGTTTCCAACTGCAAGACATGGCTGGACCCCTGCCAAGCACGGTTCAAAATATCGTTGAGGCTGTAAGCAGCGCCGCACAGGGTGAATATATGTCCGCAGCTAAATCGTTGGTACCTCAGGGCTTCAAGAATCTTGTTCAGGAGGGTGATAGTGTACATAAGTATGGTAAGGTTCAGTTTATGGACAAGCAAGAAAATTTAATAATGAATCCGACGAAGTTGCAAAGCGTGTTATACGCAGTAGGGTTTAGACCTCGTGAACTTCGCCAACAACAAATAGCATCCAACCTGATGCAGACTTCAGATAAATTGGCATCAAAGAGTAGAAGTCGCGATTTGGATCGCTTGGCACAAGCGGTGATGCAAGGAGACGTAGTGAGCGTAAGAGATTATATCGATTCCGTGACAGCCAACGATCCAAATACCGACCCTCGCGCGCTTGTGCGTTCGATACTCGATAGAGCTGCTGATATGCAGACACCAACTGATCTTCTGTCAGAAGGGAGTAGGTCAAACGCACAGTCTCGAAGGTTGATTGCCAGCGCAATGCCGGGAGCTGTGACCTCACGAAGAAGTGAAGTAAAGCGTCTGGAGTTTCGAGAACAGATGCTTCAAAGTTTGGGGTATCCATACGGCACTCAACCTTCTTCTTCTAGGGATTTTAACGTGGCTGCGATTACAGATGAGTTAATTCAACAACAAGGCTTGACGCGGTCTGAAGCTGCTAGGCAAGCCGAGGTGTTATTAGGCGCTAGTCCTTATCCTCAATTCTAACAAACACAGGATGGCGAAGTAACCCTGTATCATCAAACCTAGCCTTACCTTCAACCTCAATAAATTTACCGATGTAATCCTTCGCATTAGTCCAAATCAGGTGTCTGAAGTCATCAGTAAACCCAGTTCCAACCTTAGCGTGCTTTCCGTCTGGCGTAGTGCAGAGCAAAGCACCTAAGGTTTTTTCATACTTACCCTCCCCAACCTCAACCCCAACAACTTTGTAGGTGTCGGTGATGGTCTTTTTGTGGCGGTAGATTTTTTGTATCGCGGAGTCTCTGGAAGTCCTAAAAATCAGACCTTCAAAGTTTCCTTTTTCTACATAAGTTTCCCATAACTTGTTTGTCTCGCTAATAGGGTAATTGTCTACCAACACACACCAATCCGGCAACGACTGCTTTGCGATTTTTAACAGCGCAAAACGGTCACGGTAGGGGAAATCTGTAATTTCTGTATCTCCTCTCTGCCAGCAATCAAACAAAAACAACTTCTCTTTCCTCGCCGGGTCTTGTGCCCATTGGGTTCCAAACATATACTCGCCAATATATAACCCACACGCCGAAGGATGGGTGGTACCATTTTTTAACCTCCTTCCTGTGCGAGAATACATGTTCCAGTTTCCGAGGATGTCGACGGCTAGTCTACACCACCATCCGTCGTATTTTAATTGCACAACATCACACCCGATCCTAGTTGCTTGGTCGGGGGAAACGTCGTAATAATCTTGTCTTGTGGATAAATCCATTGTATGGTTCATTTCATGAACTCAACTCTAATTTGTTGGTTTTAGGTATATAAGTGTGCGGGTTGTGGTGCCAGGGGCTCCAGGTGTAGTGATTCTGGCAATTTTATCTGTATCGATTAGATGGTGAAGTATCCCATCCATCTCTTGTTGGTTTACGCTGGAAAAAAGTATGCCCCGAAGTTTTTTCTCGGGGATGAGTTGGAGACTTAGGGTCCTACCGTCGAGAACAACTTGTGAAAACGGTAGTCGTGAAAGTAACTCAACGACTTTAGTTGCCGCAGAGTTAAGTTCGTTGCGACCAATGCCGGAGAAAACACGCGAAAGATTGGTTTCGGCCAGTTTGAGTAATTCGAGACCGAATAATAGGTGATCCTTTTTGAGTATAAGATCTGTTGATTCCGATAGTGAAAGCAACATGCTAATTTTAAGTAACTGCATGTGCTTAGTCTCAAAGTACCCAATGGTAGTTTCGTCCGTTGGCATTTCAAGAGTTGTATACCATTGAGAATAAAATGCTCGTGCGGAGGGTTCCCAATTAAATTGTCCATGGATTTTTAGAAGTTTTTGAGAGTAGTCTAAAATGCGGGACCAGGCGAGTCTGGCCTCGGGGGTTACTTGTGGGAAGGGGTTACGACCAGATTTACCAGTTTCGAGTACAAAAATTGCACGACGAGAAAACCCCCCACTAATCACATCACCACGGAGATAAGTAGTAATCCAATCAGGAGTAGTGCAAGCGAGGAGATTAAGATAAGGACCAGACACCAAAACATCTCCTTTGTTTTTGGTACGAGTTTCGTAAAAATCTTGGTCATAGACAGTGGTTAGGAAGTTAATCATACCAACCGAGTTGGCGCCTAGAAATTCCGAGAGTTCGGTGACTATCACCGCCATAGGGGAGTAGATTTTTTGGGCTATCCATTCTGGACGGATGTTCTCGATCGCTCGTTCTTGGTCAAACATATCGAGGACGAGTTTTTCTTTGGTTGAGGCTTCAGCGGAGAAAGGGATGACTTTTAATTCGCGGATTAAACCTTTGCTAATTGACATTGCACTGGTTTTGCGGTTGCCTGGAGGACCAACCAAAACAACGTAGAGGTTGGGGTAGACTTTGAAGTAGCCTTGTTCTACCCATACTCGGCGGCTGATGATACTACTCAGCGCGACTAACGCAGAAAACGTATGGTATGTGGGGTGCGCTTCGGTACCATCAGTGTATAGGCGGTAGTCGGAAAGAAAGCTCATGTCAAAAACCGGGTAGTGGGAGGGTTTTGGGATAGGTTTCGATTGGGTGTGTGGGAGGGAGTAGGATTAGTCTGGTATAATCTTCGTTATTATGTACAATAACTAAACCTTCGGGGGTAGTATAAATTCTACCATGCCCGTCTTCTATTAGTGCACTACGGCAGTAGTCGATCAGACTTTGTAAAGACTTGACATTTTTCTCTGTTGTGTTTGGGGTCATGGGAAAGATTTTAATGAGTACTTCGTTGCTAGGTTTGCACAAACTTCTTTTTGTTTATCAGTAAAAGTAGGACGATAAACGTTAGACTCGACAAAATCAAATTCAAATTCGGTAAGTTCATCCATAAACTCACCACATTCGTCAATGATGCGACGACATTGTTCGTTATTGGGAATTATCATAACTGTCTATATTCAGGTTTTAAATTTAACTGTGCTGGAAGAAGATTTATTTGTGCCGCTTCAATTATTTGAGGAACTCTAAGGCCGTATTTGTTGACCATTCTTACACAAAATTCATAATGACCTAGGGTGTAAACTGTTGCTATATTCAAATTATTAAACTCTTCACGATCTTCTGGCATAAGTTTTAAGCCCAACAGATCTTGTATCACTAAATCAATAAAACGAACATCTGCGCCGGCTTGACTACAGGTGGCCTTCGTGGCAATTAAGCCAGTCTGTCCCATAGCCTCCGTCATACGGGATTCGGATTTGGATACCGTGGATGGTGATGGGGTTGTCGAACCAGGTGGGAATTTTTGCTCTTGCAAACTCGATGTGTTTCCTAGCGAACTGTCCAGCGATGGCATCGTGGATTTGGAGGAGGGGTTCGATGAACAAGGTGTTACGAGAGGTCCGGTTATCTGGGTCATACCAAAGTTTTTTGGCTGCTGCGTTACAGCAATACGTCGTAATCGCTTGGGGTTCAACTGCAAGTGCTTCACGTACAATGTTTGGGTCGGGGTTTGTGCGACTTCTAAGTCCAAAAAACTGTCGCCTAAATCCACACGCAGTTTGAATATATCCTTTGTCTCGTAGCTCGCGCTGTACCCAATCAATACGGGCTTGAGGATTATACCTGAGCTTGTACAAATGTTGGTAGATGGCTGCTTCATGGGTGGTGAGGTCGATTAAACCTTCTGAGTCTTTGAATATGGTTGCTGAGAGTTTGTCTGGTTGCATTTCGTAATTGGTTCCATGCTGGCATCGCTTAGCACACACATATTTCCAATCACCCGGTCTACCATGCACGTCACGACCTTCCGGGAATTTAAGGGCGTTTGTTCGTTCGCGCAAGACTGCTCTATCCAAGTTGTTGATAGTTGCAGGATTTCTCCCTTGCTCGTGTTCTTCAAGCATAAGGAGCAAAACTTTCGCTGGCTTGATGCCGGCAAGATAGTCGTCCAGCATGGTGGTATTCCCCAATGCCGCAAGGTCGGCGGCAACAGTCCACCCGTCGGCGCCGTAAAGATCACACTGGAAAAAGGCATGGTCGGCGCTATCTGCGGTACAACAGTCGCGTAGTTCTTTAGTGACGTTCTGCATATTTGTACCTGTGTTATCCCATTTGACAAGTCCTGATTTAGTAAAATAATAAAAACGTGCTGAGGAAGCAGAAGACGATATTCTGGCAGTACTAGTACCGACGAGGTCATAATTGGAACGAATACGGCCGTCGGGATCGGTGTCAAATTTTCCAATATCCGATTTGCGAGTACGGACAGAAATAAGTTCAATGAGGGTTTTGAGTATTGGATCGCGGTGCTTTGCATAGTAACGTAAGAGGACTTCTTCTTTGGTGGTTTTGCCATATTTTTTGTAGGGTTCATAACCTAGGTGGTCGTAGAGCAACCATTGTTTGTCGGGAACGGATTTGGCGTTAAACTTTCTTCCCAGCATTCCCTCCATTTTAGAGTTTAACTCGTCAATTTGTTGCTGAGTTTGAACAAGGTGGGCGTAAGCACGTTCACGGTTGAAGGCACAGCCTCGTAGTCCCATGTAGTTTATTACAGGGAGTAGGGACATGTTGAATTGGTAGTGTTCGTAAGAACGAGGGTATTTACGTAAGTAGGTTTCCACTACCTCGTCGGATTCGTAGGTAACGCAGGAGTCTTTACCGTTGTAAAGCAATTTTGTGTCTGTGTTATCCGATAACCTTTCGTCTTTATAAAACGGTTCTTCGGTGTAGATAGAGGTTTGCAAGGCTAGCGACTTCTCCATCTCGGGAGACAACTCAGCGTGTTTGAACATGGTATCAGAGGTAACACCAGAGATACGAAACCTATGAGACCAGGCGAGAACAAATAACTCATACATAGCCGCTTGGCAGGTTTTCTCACACTCGGGATCAAACAAATACTCCGCCAGTGCTTTCCAAATTTGAATCTCGTCTTCCAACGACCAATAATGCTGGCCGTCAATAAAGAAAGGAATGACTAAACACTCGCGGGGAGTAACCGCAATACTAATCATGGTTACTCCTATGTTGTCCGCATAACCCTCGATGTCGAACGCGGTTTTTAATCTTCTGGCACGAATGTTGTCAAGATAAATAAGTACCTCTGTCCGCGCTGGACGGATATTAATAACACGTTCGGTTGATCGTAGCTCGGGAAACTTAGACTGCTTGACTGCTCTGGCAACGTCGGATTTGAAGAGAGGTAGGTCTCCGTACTGTTGTTGGATGTACGTAGGGTGGTAACAAGCAACAAGTTTTCTGTTGTCGTGAGGTAGGACTTCGGTTTCAGCCCAGTAAATACTTCCCCTGTAGTTGCCGATAGCGATAAAGTCTCCTGACTTAGTGGCACGAACAAGAGAAGGTTTAAATGCACGGAGTGCGTACCGTCCCAAAGCCAAAACACAGTTAGGTCTAAATTCGTGAAGGTCGAGAGTGAGTTGGGAGAGTCCATTTTGTATTTTATCATCTTGCCAACTAACCTCGCCAAGGTCAACCACGTTGGTTTGACAAACGTTACCAAAATAACACATGCTAGTGATTGTACCTGTTTGACCAAGTACACTACGAAGGAGATTTCCAGCGGCACTGCAGAAAGGGGTTCCTATCACCTCCTCGTCCCGCGAAGGACAGTCGCCAACGATGGCGAGTCGGAAGTCGGTAGGTGGGCGAGAAGGGAAGAGGTTAGGGACCATGGTTAGCCGTTCTCCGTTTCTAGTTCTTCCTGCTCCACCCTCGACCTGACCGGCCAGGGAAGATCAGAGAACAAGATAATATTGCCCGTTTGGCGGTCAGAGAAAAAGACCACACACGTAGAAACCTTCCCATCTTCAGTCAAAAAGATCTCATAAAGATCGCCATTATACTTCATCTTAACTACTTTGCCTGGTGAAATCGACATTTTAAGTAAACTTGACATGTTTAAACGCGGAAGTGTAATGCTTGGCCGTGTTGATAACCAATCGGGAGTAGTGATCGGGGTTGAGTTCGCTTGCCACCACACCAAAACCAGCCTCCAAAAAAGAAATAGGACCAGACCCAACTCCAGCAAAAGGATCATAGATGGTTTGACCTTGGATCGCCACCGCTCGGGCCAACCACTGCCAGAGTTTAACCGGCTTTGCGAACGGGTGCTCGAATCTTTTTTTGGTGTCCTCATTTGACCCCATCCAGAAGTTAGTACTTTGTGGTGTTACGAGTGTTGGATTTCCCTTACGACAGACCATACAAGTTTCCACAGCTTTAGTAAAGTTAACCTGGGCCGCTTGGTTAAGACAGGAGTGAGTTTTAATCCAAAACACTGGCCACCGTTGGACTGTAAATCCTGCCGCACGCGCTCTATCTTGTAAAAATTGATGGTAGTCAAGGTCATACCATAACACGAAGAAAGAATTGGGTTTGAGAACTTGGTACGCTGCTGGAAACAACGCAGACATAATCTCAACGTTGCCTTCAACGGTGTGTTCGTTGGCTGTAGCTCTAACATCCATTCCGCTATTTGGTTGTGACAACATTGACATATCAATTCCGAATGGCATGTCAGTGATGATGTGGTCGATGGATTCTGGTGGGATGATTCCATTGGTCATATGGTCTATACAAGACCCTTGAAATAAGATTTTAGTTAACGAGATGATGGTGCACTCCTCGGTGGGCGAGGGTTCGGTAGGTGTTGGTGCACCGGGGTCTTCGTCTACCAGACTTGGTGCTACTATCCCCTCTCCACTACGAAAGATGGTGGTGCTGGCAGGGAGAGTGGTAAAAAAAGACTCGGGATCAACAGCAGTGGCTAGTTGTTGAACTACATCAATTGATGGTGCTAGTTGGGAACCCAAGGTCAACTTCGCTAGTCTCCTCGCCGCTTCTTCTTCCTTCCGACGAAGAACAACCTTTAATGCTTCTGTTGGTCCTGCGCTGGCAATGATCTCAGTGTCATTACTTCGAATGAGGGAAGCAAGTAACATACAGTTTGAGACATTTCCCACTGATTGTCCCAGAAGTTCCCCCGTTTGCTGTTGAGTCCAACGCTTTGTATTTCCAGACAAAATGGAATCGCGGAATTTAAGTTCGTGTACACGCGCAACTCCAAGTACACGTTCCTGCCAGGTAAAATCTTTCCTACGGATGTTTTCTTCAACTTCCAACATGCGCTGACGATCTTCAGACATAGTCTCCATGAAAACAGCCAGCACTTGGGGCTGCTTGAGCACATCACGCACCGCGCGTAGGCGTGAGCCTCCCGCAATAAGTTTATAGTCTGCTGTAAGTACCACAGGTTGAAGCTGACCGTGGTCGCTAATCGAATTAGCAAGTTCTTCGACATGGGAGTAATCCGCACGGATGCGGTTGGAATCATCGATTAAGTTACAATCTACAAGAAGAGCGTTGGTGCTGGTAATCATTGCGAGGACTGGTTGGTGATTAGAATTTTGATAGCTTCACCAAGAGTAACCACCACACCCCCGGCTTCGCGTTGGACTTGCTCCGCGCGTTTGCGCAGGGTAGTAGAAAATGGACGACCTAACCCCGGATCTTTTAGCACGGTTGTGCGGGACTTATTCATGATGACAAATATCTCATCTGCTTTTCTGTCATGGAGTCTGGCGAGACATCCTTCAAGGTCTTCGGGAGTGAATTGACTAGGAGAGGCAACGATTCGGGGAGAGTTGGGTTCATTCCCTGAACTCGACTGGGGAGCGGGGTCGTTTTGCATTTGGTGCCGGTGATTATAAATTGGCGGTTGGAAGCGTCGTGGCGGGAAAGAACTTTGTAGCCTTTAGAGACAGCTAGTTGGATGAAGGAGTTTAGTAAGTTAATAAACGCTCCGTAACTAATAGGTCTGTCGTAATCTGGGTTTAAGACTATAAGATTTTCAGAGATTGTGACTTCCCAATCATCGGGAAGGTCTGCGGGTAAGCAGAGCTGGTTGTCACGAAATTGGATTTCTATCGCTGTACTCATAGTTCACCACGGTTCCATTTCTGGGCTAGTTTAAGGAGTTCTAACATATGAGCTTCGGTTTGGACTGAGATATGAAGATAGTATAATGGCATAGCCATTGGGTCGTCTTTATACTTCGCGTCCCAAACAGGATCGTGGAAATTTAAATATAGTCCATCGGTGCCTGCGTTGTCTCCGATAGTGTAGTGATACTTTTCCATACTAAAAACCCAAGAGGAGGTTTTCCTCCCCCTGGGTATAGAAGTTAACCTTTCTTAACGAACCGGGCAAGCTTGGTTTGGGTACCAAACTCTTCGCTGGTCAGGTTCTTGGTGCGTACGATTCCCGTTGCCCCGATGTATTGCTCGACGGGGAAGAAGTTACCAGCCTTGGTGCCGGTAAAGCATTCCTTGAAAGCAGCAAGGTTTTGACGAGGATCGTATTTGGGGGTCTGAACCATCGAGATGGTGTGGAACAGTGGAAACCCCACATTAAGTAGCTTTCCTTCTACTGATTCTGTGGCTTCGGTGAGGCCGAACTTCAGGTTCAGGTTCTTCCCGGTGCCCTTTTTGTTAGGTTCGAGCTTTGCCTCGATTACCTCGACACCATGAATACCTTCGGGAAGTAAAGGCATTCCGGTTTCGACGTTGGTGAGGTCTAGGCTGTCTAGGTTTTGTGTGATATCGATTTCTTCGGACATATGTTTTGTTGGTTGGGTTTGTTTGTTATGTGAAGTGAAAACCTCACATAAAAGGGTTAGGTTAGGTTAGTTTGGGGGCAAGGATGGACCAGATGGCAGCAGGGTCTTTGTCGGTGATGTCAATGGCTGCTGGGATGTCGAACGAAGTACCAAGTGATACGTGTAACCCTGAGGGTCGAGTAAGAATTTCGTACTTCAACTTGCCTCCGATGTTAGATGCGTGTGTGGCCCAAACATCCGTAAAAAATCCCCCAAAATTCTCGTTAAGAGAGCCTGGCATGTTAAGTGTGTATCTGATTCGCCCGGTAAGTTCATCTTTATCTGCTTTTTGGTGGGAGGTGAAGACGATCACCTTTCCGGTGTTGCGGAGCCCCATGATGAGACTAGTGAGTCCTGTTTTTAATGGTTGGTAATCTTGGATGCGTAAACGATCCAATGCTTTGCCTTCGTCTTTGAGAGCACAATATATGATATGCGAGACCAGCATATCACAAAGTCCAGCGAGGCCGTCGATACATAATGCTTTGACTTCGGGAGCCTTTGCGGCGAGTTTAATGAGGTCAACAGCACGAGCCCAGTGGGTAGATTGTTTATTTGGGATTTCTTTCGGGTCTTCAGAAATGAGTTTTCCTGCCGCGTCGGTGTAGGGATCATCAAACCAGAAATTTTTACCCTTGGAGACCCGGACTCCGGAGGTAAGGTTTCGGTCAATGTCGAGAATCCAGGGGTCTGGGAAGGCGAACATTGTGCGAGTTTTTCCAGTCTTTTGTTCACCCACAAGGAGTACGGCCAGTGAGGGTTTGAGGTTGAAGTCATTAGCAGATTTCATCGAAAGATACGAGACGTGTCGTGCTTGATCGTTTTGTTAGCAAGGTTGTTAAGCTCTTGACGTAGGAACTCATAAACCATTTCATGTGTTTCGTTAGGACCAATATCGGCGGTGAGGTCTAGGCGAAGAGATTCGTAGTTGCCTGTATTTTTAGTAATCCCGACAGTAACTTTGGTTATAATCATCTTGATTTGAATTTTTCAAACGCGTTGTTTGAGAGGGTTTGGATTTGTGAGTCGGAGAGGTGGACGGTGATGTTGTGTTTGTTGTCGTTGCGGTAAACCTCGATGTCTTTGACGTCAGAAGGATCATCGGGAGTGTTAGAACCGCAATAGATTTCACAATGGCATTCGACGTAGAGTTCGTCGTTGTTGAACTCGATCCAATCGTGGTGGATGTAGGTGGATTTCATACTTTTCTTTCGTCTAAAGGATTCCAAACGACGGGTTTATAATCCCCTGTACCCAACATCATACTTCGTTGTTCTTCGGGGAGGACACAAACGTTGTAATATTGGCACTCGCCATATTTACCCACACACCACTTCGTGTGGCGAGGGAAGTAATCCCGAAGCAACATGCTGATAAGGTCAGAGATGATGAAGGTGGTGTCTCGTTTCCACTCTTCGAGGGAGTTGGGGGTGAAGTTTATTGTGTGGCGAGTAAACTCAAACCCTTTACCCGTTTTCGTTGGCTTTCTTATGCCTAGGGCATTGATGATGAAAGAAGACAGTGGAATTCCCATAGCGGTCACAGCCCAAGAGTAACCAGGGAATTGGGAAGAAGTGTCGAACTCACGAAAGAACGTTGGACCCATCATGGAGGTGGTTTTGTGGTCCATGCCGAAGAGTTTACCATTAAGGTCGTAGACTATGTCTATTCTTCCCGTCCACACAACCTTGATCTTTTCCACCCACCTAACCTCGATGGTGGAGTCAGGGTTTCGGATTGGAATGTTTGCATTGACCTCGAACTCTGTAATAGGCACAGCAAACGGTATCTCAATGAGTGGATTGCCGTTTTGTGTCGCAATGGTGAAGGGCTCGAAGGAGTAGAGTTTTTGGTAGTGTTCAATCGCGTCAACGGTGAGGTTGAGGTTACGGTAGTCGTCTTCGGGAGGGGAGTAAATCGAAAACAAGTACACCGCTTTTTCAACCATCAACTTTGTTTGCTGTTCAGGAGGGAGGTGTAGATTGCGGTACTTGACCTCCAAAATAAGATGGACGATGTCACCGAATTTTAATGCAGGCCGTTCTTTAGTGCTTTCGCGTTTGACCAGACCATAATACTGGTACTGCCTGGGGCAGGTGGTCATGGTTTCTAACGTGGTGTTGTCGATAAACAGTGTGTTATCAATCAACGGAAGTCCAGCGCTTAGTGGGGGCATAAGTTTTGTTGTCGGTGTGGTTAGTATACCCTCGAATTAAGAAAACAGCAGAACTGAAAGTGAGGATACAACTAGCAGATCCACACAATACAGCAAACGGGTCTATGGACATTCCTATAATGAAGACGTAAGTTCCGAGAAGGAATAATATCCCCCCGGTGAAGAAGAAAAATTTTGTCGGTTTCACAGATATTCTCCTGCTATGTCTTTTTTAGGCTTTTTCGACTTTGGCGCGCTTTTTGGTTTTGCTTCCTGTAGATCCTCGTCCGAGTCCGCTTCGTCTCGAAGAGTCTTTGAGAACGTTGGGGGCGAGGTCCGCAGAGTCCGAGTGTGGAGTATGTACGCTCTCAACTGGTCCGCATCCATTTGGTCCACTGACTGGGAGATCAGGGCGTGGATTGGTGCGGTTGCGAATAACTTCGAGGAAAGCGTCACGGTTTTCGAGACTGAAGTTGGTGATGTTTCGCTGTTTGCACTCGGCGACGAGGGAGGTGATGTAGGATTGGATGACATAGTTGAGGATTCCCCGTCCGGGGCAAAGGGATTGGATTAGTTGTTTGTGTTCGATTGAGATTTCGGTTTGTAAACGATCCATGCCCGTGGGCGGGATGTGTTTGTAGGGTTCTGGATATTTTTGAGACATAAGAAATTAGATTATAGTCGAGGTGGTATCAGAAGAAATTATCGCAATGTCGAACATAGATTCGAGGGTTTTCTGGTCCTCCGAAGGGATTAGTGGAACCACAACCTCGCCTTGGATCTTTTTTTGGGTAATCAAACTACAAATCATTACCAGCTCTGACATTGTCCAAGGAAGGGGTGAACCCGTGGATTTGAGTTCTGTTATACTGGGGACGACAACCGCTTTGTTTGGTGACTGTGTACCTAAATATACACCCTTCTCGGTCCGAAAGACTTTCAAATCTTCAACCTTTTTAGTATACGGCCAAGAAACCTCCCATTGATATACGCGAAGGGAGACTAAAGCATCACGAAGGCGGGCTTCAATAGTGTTGGGTGATAGGTTGTCGATAGAGACTAAAACAGGGGCGTAACTTATTATAGCCTCGGAGATGAAAGGTTCATAACGGCGAAAGGATTTTTCTGACAACCGATTAGGAGTCGAGTTCATTAAAGAAGAAGTTGTCAAACGCTTCCAACATGTCTTCGAGTTCGACTAAAGAAGAGACTTTTATTGTTAAACCGTCAGGAGCGCCTATTAAAGAAAAACCAATACTGGTCTGATGTCGCATCGGTTTATAGTAATCTACTTGTCTTAAATTTAAACGAAGTTCGTCACAAACTAACCAGTGTCCTTTTATTACAAAACTACGAGTGTATGGAGTCATGTTATTTTTTGATTGCTAAATATACAGTTAAAATTGTACCACCTAAAATAAGTAAAGACCCAATTAACCATTGGATTTGGGTTTTGTTGGTCTCCGCGGCACGGCTAGACCCTTCATCCGCAGATTCACCACGTTGAAGGGCGACGATTTGGGAGGTTAAGGCGGCGATTAAATTTCGCAGTTCTTGGGTTTGGATATTCATCTCGGTGCGAGGGATGAATAGTTTTGCTTGGTCGTCGAGTGCTGCTCTAAACTCGTTGCTGCGTTCGTTGTAAGCCGCTTGTGCGATTTCGGCTTTCACTATCGCTTTTTCACTAGCCAGAAAGGCTGCTTCCACCGCCCGTTCTTGAGCGAGGAAAGCCGCAGCGTAGCGTTTGTCACGTTCTTCGAGAACACGATCGATGTATTCACGAAGTGTGATGGTGGTGGGGGCTAGGTTTCGTTGGGACATGGTTTATCCTCCGTAACAACCGGCGCGAGCTGAGATAGTACTTTATCCACATCATTACAGCACTGATGCCAAAGGGCTAATTGACCCATATCTAGCGTGATTTGTTTCGCGTTAGGCAGTATCACATCAACGACATTGCGCTTCATTTCATCCAACGCCGTCCGCGCTGTCGCCAGTTGCTTTTCGTTTTTGTCTGCGCGTAGATTCGCGCCGGCTAGCTGTAATTCGGATTCGGTTAGTTGCTCGCGTGCCTCGTCGCGCTCATTCATGAATCGCTCATCATTCTCCTGCTTTGCTTTCTTATACGCCTCCACCTCGGCGGTCTTGGCGGCGAGTTGCTTATTCAATGACTCCTCTCTTACCTCCCAATGCGCACGAAGATGCCGGTTCTCGTCAGCCGAATCAGAGAGGGTTTCGAGTGCCTTAGTATATTCGTTGTGATAATTGCGTTTGTTCGCCTCTTCTAATTCCTTCACCAACGCATCGGCGCGGGCTTTTTCGGAGCGCACTAGATCAGCGAGTACCTTAACGTCAGAATCGCTCTCCGTATTCGCCTCCGAAACCTGGCCGGTAAGCTCGGATACCCTCGCGCGCAGGGTGACGAGTTCGTCCGCTACTCTAGTAATTGCGTCGAGTATCGTCGGGCTTATGGCATATTGAGGTAGCGACACGAGGTATTGAATATCGCTTTGTTGCAGTGGCTTCTTTCGGCAAGGATACTCAGCCTGCGCCGCTTGCTTGAACTCGGTGAGTATTTCACGAATGGCATCTTTGTTGAAATAAACATCACCATCACGATAGGGGTAAACTATCTTTTCAATAATCTCGTCGATGTTGGTCATTTTATCAAACTCCTGTAAATCCTCAATAGCATCACTTGTTGTCATTCCACCATCAACACCTGCGTCTTGTATAGCTTTTAGTAATCTCTCTCGTTCGTTCATTTTAATTTAACCTTCAGTTTGACTTGTGCAAAAACTACACGGTGCATTAATGTGGCATGAGCAACACCCGAGTAAATGATGATAGCAAATGTCTCCACGATGCGCGGAAGGTCCTTATTTGCGATAAAGTAGCCCCACTTGCCCGTGCTAAGATCGACGTGGAGTTTCACCATCGGCTCAACCGTTGGTTTCTTGATCTTGGTTTTCATCTTATTCAAGTTTTAAATTAAAAGACCAGGAAAATTTTACTTCTCTTGGTCTCGTGCTCCACACGTGTCGACAGTCAATAAGTTAGGTTTGTGTGGAGGAAAGAGAATCGCATACCACCTCGTTGTATTCCTCTTCATGTGCAGGAACCATACGGGTTTTCTTGACCAACTTACAAGTTGGTGGCAATGCTTCGTCAGAAGCCCGAATGGCGAGTTCGACATGGTCAACGGTTACTCCATCATAACTAATCCCGGAGGAATAGGAATGTTTAGTCCAGGTTTTAGCTAGTGTCATAAACAACTGCACATCCTCGCGACAGACTACGTCGATCCAAATCGGTCCGCTACCAGCACAATTGATGGATACTTTGTTTGCGGTTTTAGCGAGAAGTGGAAGAAGAACTCTACTTGTGTATTTTGAGTTGATTAACGACTTCGCCAGTGCTTCTTCGACAACTAAGCAGTGTTGTGTTGCTTCGTCTTGGTTTTGTTTTTGTATGGGGGACATAAAATGGTAGCCCGTAACGTGGGCCAGGCGACCAACTTTCGCAGCACGAAGGTAGGCTGAGTGCATTTCATAGTTTACGTCGCAAAGAGCACTAGATTCGACGTTTGGTTAGTTATAATAGACAGCTGATAACGACACAATGACCTTTAATATAACCGCGCATCGTTAGTTCATAGCGTTATTGTCTAGGCCGTTACTAACACCAAAGTGAAAGGACAAACCAGAACATTAAGCTTTCGTGGAGGAATGACAACTTTCCTCTTACCGCTGGTTTGTCCTAAGTGTTTAGGGTTTCGTGTGGTGTTTGCTTACAAACGGTTTCGGATTATCAAACGCCACGGGCTCGTCCACTTTTGGTGGATAAACTGGGGTGGTTGGACGACCTGGAAGGTCGGGAGTGGGGAGCGGTAACGCTCCAGGAACCAAGTTCGCCAATGCTTCGGCGTCGGTACGCAACGCATTCAACGACACAAGATAAGCCTCGTCGGTGATCTCTGGGTCCCCAGCCCCCGCGATCAAGTCGTCGATTTTTTGCTGCAAAGAGGTCAAACGAGCTTTGATCTCACCCAACGCTTCTTTGTTTTGCGCTGCCGCCGTAGCGATTAGTGCTTTTGCTTCTGATTGTAACATAGTTAATCTTTCTTCTGTGACCCGTAGGTCGTGTTTGGTTATGTAATCCGAACAAAGGTTAATCTGTTCGAGCTTACACTCTTGCAAAGCCATCCACCTATTAAATAGGTGAAATATCTGCTCTGCGTAATATGCTAACCTATCGTCATGCATATGTGATGGGGTTTTGGTGAGTCCCCGTCTCAGGTAGAGCATAGGCTCTGACCAAGAAGAAAACGGGAGATTAGTAGAGTTCACGAGATGAACTCGACTAAAGAAATTAATAGGTTTCTACAATGTGAATTGTTAGGAGAATCCCTCTCGCGGTACCTTGATAGAAAGATTTCTGAATGTCTGTCATTTCTGGGAACATCTGAACCAGGTTCTGTTCGTAAGCAGCCATCGCGTTTAGTTTGGTGATTAGTTCTTCTCTTTTTTCGGCTGAAAGAGGGAGCAAAGGGCGAGAGACAACGAAATTGCTGGTTAGTTTGGGGATTAAGTAGGTGAGTAGAAATTTGAGGAGGTATTTTTTCATCGAGTTTTAATATTAAGATCAATAGCAATTTGTTCCATAAAAGTAAAGCAATCACACGATAGTTTTTATTTCTCTCTTCTTGGTCTGACAAAAGGTTATATAAACTATAAGGCCACCAAGGAGATGTATCTACAATGTTTTCAGGTTTAAAATACTCAGTAAACAAAGAAAAGTGTTCTTTAGGCCCTGTGTTATGACGAAAGGCCTCAAAATCTATTGTGTTGCAACAGAAACAGTATAAACCTGCGTCTACACCTTCAGCAGCAGCGTGGAAGAGTTGTGGTTCTATTTTCATTCTTCACCTATAAAACCCACACCTCGCGGAAAGCGTGATGTGGGTTTATTTACTTGATCCTTATATAGATAAGACTATTCTTTGCTTATATGGTCCAACCCCATATGCAAAGTATAGGCTTCCTTGGTGGCCTATTTGGTTGTTTGGTTGGTGGATCAGTCCAACCACCAAAGAAGATCATCCAACAAACTATCATTACTGGCGGTAGAATGTTCATCTTCTTTTTTGGCACTGGCAAAGGGGAAAGCGAGATTTGCGTCTCACTTTCCCCTAAGCAGTTTGCTAGGCTTGGTGCCCTAGCGCGGCCATAAGAACGGGTAAAACCCGTGGTTTTTATGCATACTCGGCGGCGATTTCTGCCTTCTTTCTGCGTTGGTCCTCAGCAATGGCCCGACCGAGGGATTCGATGGTGGGTTCGACGGGGAACCCAAGTTTGGAGGTGAGTTTTGCAGCAACAGAGTCTCCTTGACCCTTGTCGATGATGGTCTTGGCGGCATCGAGGTACGCCTGCGCGACCTTCTTGGGGCCGGAAGGTTTCGCTTCGGTCTCGGATGGGTCGAAGGTCACCTTTGAAGCAACGGAGACCATCAAAGCCTCGAAGTTTTCCTTCGAAGATTTGGTTTCGACCAACACACGGTCGACGAACTCGCCCTCGGTTTCGGTGAACACAAGCACGGGTTCTTCCACCCCTGCTTCGTTTTTACGTTTCTTACCAGAATCCTTGGTCAGCCTGGCAATACCCGTCTGTTCTTCGAGGACTTCCACAAAGGTGGTCCGCACCTTCGCGAGCACGCTCCGGTAGATAATGTTGAGGATAGCCTGCTCAAGGCATACTCCTTGTTTCTTCGCCAAAGAGTCAAACTCTTCAACACTTGACGGAACTTGGACCTGGATCTCGTAACCTAACGTTTTTACTGTTTGTGATTGCATGGGGACTTGTTTTGTGAAGAATATTAAGGCGGTCTTCACTTCGGCCTTGAACACGAGTAACATGCGTGTTCACCATGAGACGAAGCTAATTTGCTTCTTCATTAAAAGGAATCGGGCAAGAAATAGGGAAGTGGGAGGAGGGAGTGCACGAAGAAAAGTCAAAAGAAGGAGATAGGACTTCTAAGGCTAGCTTTTTCTTTTGGTCAACGGGGACTGACACCAACCTCAATAAGATTAAAGCCAGGGTTAGTGCGCGGAATTGACATTTACGAGCGTGTTCGTTTGGGTCGAGTATCTTTAACATAATTAACATCGCCTGTGCTTCTTCACCTAGTGGGGTGGTGGCGGGTTCGTCAAGAAAAGGCTCGATACCATTTTTAATGATGCGGATTAGTTTGGTCGCGGAGTCTAGGTTCTTTGTTTCTATAAACAATTGGTCAAACTCTTTGACCATGTGATCTAGTTTTTTTAGTTCACTAGAAGTGATGTTCATGTTGTTTGGTTAATTGCTAGGTCGATTGTTATTCTTGCGTCTTGAAAAGGGGGACCAAAGTAATACCTGTAGTCCCCACTACCACAAGACGAGATAGCACCGTCTTGGTCGTTTAACCAATTCAAGCGTAGAGTGTCTTTACAACCTTCTTCAATAATTGATTGTTTGAATTTCTCCAAAGTGGCTAATGCGTCTTTTAGGTCTAGATTAGACCCGCTATTTGCGTCTAGTTGAAGTAAACATTCTCGAATGCTCATATATATTGTGATAAGATTTGTTGACTCAAAACCGAGGGTTTGGTGGGTTTAGTGGCAGGTTTGGTTTTTACACCATACTCCTCGTCTAGGTTAGAACTTTCAATTTCTATTTCCTCGTCTATAGCTTTGGCTTCGCTATACCATTTACCAAAATCAGATATTCGACAGCATACTAAAACGTGCTTTCTTTGGTGTTCGGGCACATGAAGGTCTGATTTGATGACCAGGTCTTTTATAATCCTGGTGCCTTCATAACATTCTAGTTGAGTGATTTCTACCACCTTAGTGGGTGTAAGATTGTATCTTGCCCGAATAGTCGCTCTTTGACCGGGAGTTAGCAAAAACCGCCCACCCATACGAAGAGTGGAGGTGGATAGTATCGGCACATTCTCCATCGGATCAGATGCCCCAATGTCAAAGTGTGGCACCCAACTTTCAGGAGTGGTCAAAGGATAGAGTTGATCGAGGTCTGTCGGTTGAGGCGCGTTTCGCGTTTCTTTCTCTTTGTTTTGGCGAATAATATCACTGATGTCATACTCTTGCGCTACCAAGGTTTGAATCGCCCTAGTATACGCGTCTTGAGCGGTTGTGTTAAAGTTAGTCATTAACTCGGTTTGGTTAAATTTACTTTCTGTATCGCTTCGCTCGCTATTTTACCACAATTGATTCTATCACCGTATAATCTATTCCACTTTCGTCTCTCCAAATTAACCCACGCTCCTTATCCTGCTTTCTGTCCGGCCAGTTCTTTTCCACATACTCTACCGCTTTTGGGAGGTCCCAAAAAGCAGCGACGATAGTGCTACCTTCGTACCTTTCACCACTAGACACTATATAAACTACTTGAGATTTCATAACATTTTTAGTTTCTAATTTCGTTGTGTAAGCGAGTTAGGAAAGTGTTGATCTTTCTCGCTTACGCGAGCTTCCTCGCTTCGCTCGCTAGTTGAGTTCATGAACTGAACCCTACTCCATAGCTATCGGCTATGAAATAGGGAGGTGGGGGAGGTTAGACTGGAAGGGTTACTTCCTTTTTCCTCTTTTGGTCAATTTCCCACCGCTCCCAGATCACTTGCTTTATCCTAGGATGGTGGTGGCGTAGGTGTCGGCGGAGGGCTGGTAACGCTTGCGCGCCAGCTTTGTTCTGTTGCATAAGCACCAGCCTCGCTTTGCTTGGTGATTCCAAGACTAGTACCGCACTTGCTTCGTATTCTTGCCAAGGTTGACCTGTTTCGAGGTCTATTTGTCCTAGTGGCTCGGAAAACCATCGAAGCGCGTGGATAGTGGGACTAAGAGGCTCTGCGTGGATGTTGTATTTTTTCACATTATATCCGTTCTAATCACTTTGATTATTTCTTCGGAGTTATATTGAGATACTATCACTGCTTCTTTCGCGGCTTGAATCGCGTCCCAAGCGTAGATACTAAAAACATGTTGATACCCGTTGTGAACGAAGATGATAGTCCATTCTGGACAGTGAGATTTAGTCATGATGTTTATCCGTCCTTTGCGTTATCCATTGCGGTTCTAATCGCATCGAATTCTTCCATCGTGATTAGTGTTGAGAACCCATTAGGATCGTCAAGAGACTGCAAGCTCGGGCCAAGGACGCTATAAGTTAAGGTATACCCGAAGGGGTCCGCGATAGCGGCTTTTACTGTTGGCATGTTAGTTTTGTTTGAGGTAAGAAGGGGAAAAGGCATAAGCCCTTTCCCCTAGAGGTAAACTTGGCCTTATCTATTCTCCTTTTTCGTTCTTTTCCATGGCGTTCTCGATTAATTTCCGCAGCTCTAATCCCTTCGCTGTTAGGGTTACGTAGTGGTTTCTGACCTCTAACCATTTGACCTCCTGCATAAGGATTAGTAGGCTCATATGCCTATCGCAAGTCAGCTCTGGAAACTTGGCGTTGACTCCCATCCAAAGATAACTCGATGGTATCCCTTCGGTAGGAATGGCATAGAGGTACAAACCCATTGCTTGGCGTGGTGATAACTCGGGAGAGGGAGAGCCTCTTTGTTGGTCTATTTCGCTTTTCATAACAATTCTTATTTTGTTGTTTCGTTTTGTTAACACTAGCATAGAAACCAGAAGAGGAGGAGGAGGATAAGCTAGGGTGAATGCTGCGCATTCCTCTCTGCGCATTCCTCTCTGCGCATTCCTCT